AGACAGATTTTACAAAAGGATGGATATCAGAGTTGTGTTCTCTTGTAAAATTTTAATTGGTTAATATTATAGTTGCTTTCATAATTTATCATTTTAATAAATTATGAAATTTAAAAATTAATTTAAAAAACTTATTATAATAAATGCCTTTCTGTATTCAAAATAAAGAACCACCTGAATGCCCAGAAGAAATAAAAAAAATGAGTGCAACCGAAGTTTGCGAGCGAACTGCAATGTGGGCATCTCAAGCAGCAGCCAAAATAGCTAACAGTTTGGCAGGAGCATCTGGTCCATTTGGTATGCTCTCGAGCATTGTTTCATCAGCTACTGATAGTATGCAAGATACTTTAAATCAATTAGAAGTTAAATTAAACACTAAAAGTATGTTAGAACAGGACAGTAGATGTAGAAACAAAATTATACAGTTACAAGACAATATTATAAATGCTGGTAACACACCAGAGTGTTTGCGTGTTATTGCGACGTTACCAAGAGAATTACAGCTAAAAATTTTGGAAAGTGGAAACATATCTAATGTTAGTCAAATAAATGTAGCAGACGCTACAAATATATGTAAACTAGATTTAATGCTTTCAGTTTTATCAGAAATGGAGGCAAATATTGATAACACAATTTTACAAGGAGTTATAAATACGACAAAAGGTATATTGGCTAACGCATCGTCGCAACAAACTGTATGTAATGATATTAGTACAGAAATGACTGCATGTAAATATATACATCAAACACAATGTTGCTCACAGGAAATCGAACAAAAACAAAATAATTTGATAGACACAAGATGCGGTGGTTCAGTTATTAATGCAATACAATCTAACACCGGATCCGCAACTAATCAATGTATGTTAAGCGCTTCTGCTAGTATTAGCGAAAAAATGAAGAGTGTAATAAAAAATGTTGTTACTCAAACTGCTGAAAATACATCGACCGGTTTGACTGCAGATTTTTTTATAATAATAATAATTATATTCTGTCTTTTGTTTGCAGGACCTTTTCTAATGTTTAAGTATATGTTGTCTAAAATATTTTATATCGTAGGAGGGGTATTTATAGTTGCAGGTGTAATATGCGGAATTAAATACATTACATCAAAAAAATCAGGAATAACAAAATATAACGAACCTTATTCAGCGTGTGTAAGTTTCGCAGCACTTAAGCCTACTCTAGAAAAAAAGACATTAGGAGAAGCTAAAAATTTCGTCAAAAATAATGATAAGGTAATAGGATATGAATTTTTTATTGACTTGCCTTTAGATCCGGATACAAGAGAAAAAGTAAAACCAACAGATGAAACTGCAAGAAATGCAACAGATGAAACAACTGGAATGGTTTTTTGGATTACTCGTAGACCAAAAGAAGGTGCTAATTGTACTGATGATAAAGAAAGCGCCGTTATTACATACATAAAAGATGAAAGCAACCCTAGGTTTTTAATAATCTCAATTCTTTTATTCATCGTAGGTATTGTTTGTATAGGTATTGGGTTATTTAAAGATTATCGAAGTTCAAAACCTGTAGTTCCTCTCGATAAAACAGAACCTCTTGCCAAAACAGCACCTCTTGCCAAAACATAATCTTTAGGTAGTACACTTATGAAAAAGTTTTCCAAGCCAACTACAACAAATTCTGGAACAGAGAAAAGCTAAAGATTTTTTTTACTATGAAATTGATTCTGAATACAAAAATATTTAGAATAAAGACTTGGTAATTATGTAGTTGAAGGAATAGAAGATTGAGTACTTGATATAATAGGTTGTTTTGATAATTTAAAGTACATAAATGTAGATACTCCTAAAATTAAGACTATCGGTACGATTAAAATTATTACAAACATTTTTTTGTCTCTTCCATTTGTTCAGAATTAAGTATTATTATTTGATTACAACTTTGAAATACATCTTTTAATGTTTCCTTTGTATTTGTCATCTGTACACAAAACTGTCTTGTTTTTCCAATTGTCTCTTGTCGTTAATCATGCGTTCTTCATAATCCAGAAGGTTGTTCAACACACTCTTGCAAAAAATTAAGAAACTGTAACTGTTTTTGCCAGATGTTTAGGTTTATCTGGGTTTGTATTTTTAACTATTCCTAAACAATATGCTATAAATTGAAATGGAATTATAGCTATTATATTACCTATATTATTATGTGGTATGATTATAATATCATCATAATGTATAGCGTTGTCAAAAACGTCTTGATTAGTTATTAATACATTATAACTACCTCGAGTACGAGTTGAACTAGCCGCTATGTGAGTTTTAGTATTATTTTCATCATCTAGTATAATAAAAAATATAGGAGTATTAGGTTCAATAATAGCAAAGGGACCATGTTTTAATGCTCCACTCGGATAACCCTGTGCGTTAATATAACCAATTTCTTTTAATTTTAAAGCAGCTTCATATGTAATTGGTTCGGCGTGACCTGAACCTAATATAAAACAAGTAGTGTGTGATTTTATTTTTATGGCGATGTTTTTACATTGTTCGTATAACTTAAATGTTTCGGATATATTAAAACTAGCATTACGTAGTCCTGTTATTAATTGTTCTCTCAAATGAGAATTTGTTTGTTTGTGTTGTGAAAACCATATTCCAAGTAATAGTAATACTATACATTGAGATGTAAATGATTTTGTCGCAGCTACTCCAACTTCTCTGCCACAATTTAGATAAATTCCACAATCACTTATTCGTGTTATTAAACTACCTACCACATTAACTGCCGATATAACAGGAATATTATATGTTCTTACAATATTTAATGCTATTACTATATCTCGCGTTTCTCCACTTTGTGAAACAGCCAATACTCCATAATCACTATGTAATTGAGGAATGTCATATATACAAAATTCTGCCGCATCTATTACACGTACACTATCAAATGCTCTTAATTCACGCATATATTTAGCGCCGACTAAACCCGCATTAAAACTTGTTCCACACGCTAATATAATTAAATGATTTATTTTATGTAACATTTCAGATCTATCGTTTAAACCGCCTATTTGAACTTCACAATCGTTTTTAATTCGTCCGCCATTATTAATAGCGTGAATAACACTTACAGATTGTTCATATAATAGTATAATGGGGAAATGGTTCTGGTGTAGTTGCAACATATTCGGCAATTGTATTAATTAATCGTGTATTTGTATTAAAATTAATACTTTGTTGAGTACTATAAACATATTGATAAATATTATTATCTTCATTTTTAGTTAATATTAATAATTGTTTATCATTTAATGAAAAATATTGATTAGTATAATTTGAAAATGCCGATTGTTCGGAAGCAATATATGCACATCGTCTATTTGTACTTAATCCTACTAGCAAAGGACTTCCATTTTTAGATAAAAATATTTTATCACTTTCATTTACATATAATAATGCTAACCCCCAAGTTCCTGTCATTATTTTAGTGCTATTTTCAATGGCGTTATATATATCATATCCTTCATCTAAAAAACTTCCTATTAAATTAGCAATTACTTCTGTATCTGTTTCACTGGTAAATGTATAACCCTTTTTAATTAAATTATTGTATAGTGTAGCATAATTTTCAATAATTCCGTTATGAACTATTGTAACACGGTTTTTAGAGTCGCTGTGAGGATGGGCGTTTTTATCACATTTGGCTCCGTGTGTAGCCCATCGTGTATGGCCTATCCCAACACAATTATTATGATGATCTGTACTATATGTAGTTATTTTATCTAAAGCAGATTGAGAGTCTGTTGAAGCGTATTTTGTAGTATTTATACCTGTTTTATTAATAGTAGCTATTCCGCAAGAATCATATCCTCTATTTTGTAAAACTGTTAACCCATTAAAAATACATGTAAAAGCAGGTTCATCACCAATATAACAACAAATACCGCACATATTTATTATATAATCATTATTAAATATAATTAAATTTATACAAATAAACATAGATATTTAAAGATACAAAACAACATCTTTTTTGATGTTGTTTTCGAAATATTTAAAATTAAATATTTAATTATTTAATTATTATAAATGAGAAATATTAAGATAGATAATGTATCATATATATGTGATAAACTTACAACAACGTATAACACTAATATTCTTGATTTAGCAAGTGATGATATAAAGGATAAATTTCTTCTTGCTTCACTTACACATCGTGATGGAAATGAAGGTAAAAAAGTGTTAATGAATCTTATATGTAATCATTTTGAGAAAGATCCTCTTAAACAAAGACCTATGCCAAGATTTATTGGTGGACCCAAAAATCTAACAGTTCACTATAGTAAAAAATATAACAAAATGATATATATTTTTGGAGAATATCACTCTGAAATTGTTGATTGTGATACTAGATTTGGAGATGAATCAATTAAAGAAAAGTGGGATGAGCCAAATTCAAAAAAGATGCGAGTAGAATATTTTCTATCAGAGTTTATTCGGACAACGGATGTTTTTCTTGACATTTTTGTTGAATTTCCTATAATACCTAAAAAAGAAGGGAAATATCATACTCATCTGTACCCTTTTACAAGTAATATTCGTCTTAATAAATTACTAGAAAATTTTAAACAGTGTCTTCAACGAGACACGCGTACTGAAGTTTGTAAACTTGCTAGGATACACTTTTTTGATATTAGATTGTTTGATAACCAAGGAAAACTTACTAGTACTAATAAGACAAATTCTTTTTATTATAAATTAGCCAATATCTTAATTTTTAAAGATAAAGATAAAAAACTCAAAAAACTAAGATTATTTGTGAAAGATAAAGTAATTAAGGAGGTTTTGTTTGATTTATCACATCCTGATGTAGAAGAATTTAAAAAAATTTGGATAAATCATTTGACTGATCTTTCTTATAATAAGAAAGAATTAGAAAGGCTAGAAAATGATGACCCAAAAATGAAAGATACGATTTTACATTTTATTCAAAAAGAAATTACTGAAACAGTAATGAAATACAGAGATATGTGGAAGAAAAATGTTAATATTGTTTTAAACAATGATAAATACAGAGATGCCGAATTTATAGATGCTCTTACAAATATAAAAATATCTATTCTAACAGTTAATGCTCTTTATACTGACTTATATACTCTTTTACGTATATTTAAAACATTTAATATGTCGGAAATGAAAGAAAAAGCCTATAAAGAAGCAACCGATCAACCTGACAAAGCGCACAATATAATCATATATGGAGGTGATTTTCACGGTCAAACTTATAGAAAATTCTTTACAGATATTCTTAAGTTTGAAAATATAGAGGTTGCTGGAAAAGAAGAACCATATAAAAAAATGGGTGAAAAAATGTATTGTATAGATATGAAAACAATAAAACAACCACTTTTTTCTAAATACCATGAATTGGATAGAGTGACTGATGATAGTAAACATTTGGTCAAATTACAACAAGACATCCTAGAAGAGAAAAGACAGGCTGAAATAGCTGAGAGAAAGAGGAAAGAAAGCGAAAAGAACAAGAGAATACGCGAATATTTTGAGGAAAAACGTTTGAAAGATCACGCTTTTTTTCAAACTCAATTTCCATCAACTGACTAACGAAAAAACGCAACGTGATTTAGATGAACTAAACGAGACATAGAAGATAAATTGAAACTTCAAGTTTAGTTAAAAAGAGGTTATCAACACAATTATAATTTATATGTAACAAATTTTAAAAGAAGTAATAAAGCGAATGAGTTCTGATTGTTTTGTCTCTTTAAACACTACAAAGAACAAGGTATGTATATTTATGAAGAAATGTTAACTACCCACAATGAAGAGGAGATATAGCAAATGTAAAATCTGTTATCAGGTCTGATACAAGATTTGGACGACAAACTTGTCAATATATGTTTGCTTTTGCAAACTGTTACCAAAGTAGAACATTAAATTTATATATTATTGCCTACATATGCTAGAAAGTATAAATATTTTTAATGAGATAAAACATCAAAATGGTACTGATATTATCTACAATTATTTTGCTAGATGTATGTCACACTTTTTTGTTTAGAAAAAGAAAGATTCAATATGTACAACACAATATCATCAGGTATAAGCTTTTTTAAAACTTTTATACATTCATAATACAACAAACCTTTAACGCCAATTTCCCAAAAATTATTTTTCAAGTAAATGCGATATAAATTACAGAATTTAACATCACATTTATGTGGTTTATCTGCTCTAGCAACCCATGTTGCGATTTCACAACCTGTTTGATAAAATTTCATATCTACACAACGTTGTGCTGTGTGTTTTGAGAGAGCTCTTCCATGAACAATTTCTGATTTATTATTTTTAGTAATTTTTGTCATACAGAGATACATCTTAAAAACATTTCATCTTTTCATCTTTTTAATTCAATTTTATAAATAATATTGATCTTAGTTATAATCTTTTTATATTAATTGGTATATATGGTTCTTTATAATATACACAATCATCATCTGGAATATAAGAAAATAATGGCTGAATGATATTCTTCATATCAACACAGTTTGAAACAGTCATAGAATCATCATATATATTTTGTTCTAGACGTTTAAA